TCCTTTACGACCGCCATTTCGACGGCATGGGGTGTGCTCTATGAGAGCGGCGCAATTGCGCTACCTAATTTTCCGTTTACCTTCGCGGAAATTCCTCACGTTCATATCTCCACGGAGAACAGCAATTACGCCATGTTTGTGGAGCGAGGCAGTTCGAGTAGCTGGTCTACAACGACCAACCCCGGAAAGATATTTGCCGTAAGACCAAATACGGTACCATCGGCAACCTACAAAGTATCAATCTATGCTATCGGAAAAGTGTGACGCTCCGGCGTCACTTTTTTCATACCCATTTTTAATTTCAAAGGAGGACAAACAACATGAAAGAATTCTGGACGACCATTCAGGTGGTGTTCGCCGGAATCGGCGGCTGGCTGGGATGGTTCTTGGGAGGATGTGACGGCTTGCTTTATGCGCTTCTGGCTTTCGTAGTCATCGACTACATCACCGGCATCATGTGCGCCGTGGTGGACAAGAAGCTGTCCAGCGAAGTCGGATTCAAGGGCATTTTCAAAAAGGTGCTCATCTTCGCCCTGGTCGGCATCGGGCATATTCTCGACACCCGCGTCATCGGCAGCGGCTCAGTGATGCGTACTGCCGTCATTTTCTTCTATTTGTCGAATGAGGGCGTGTCCCTGTTGGAAAACGCCGCATACCTGGGACTGCCCATTCCGCAGAAGCTGAAATCCGTTCTGGAGCAGCTTCATGACCGCAGTGAAAAGGAGGATGAATAATATGGCTTACACAAACAGTTCCCTGGTGTCCTACACCAAACTCAGCCCGAACCACTCCGGGCAGCGCACCCACAGCATTGACCGCATCACACCGCACTGCGTGGTGGGTCAGTGCAGTGTGGAAACGCTGGGCAACATCTTTTTGCCGACCTCACGGCAGGCAAGCAGCAACTACGGCATCGGCGTGGACGGTCGGGTCGGGATGTATGTGGAAGAGAAAAACCGCTCCTGGTGCTCCTCCTCCGCAGCCAACGACCAGAGATCTATCACCATCGAGTGTGCCAGCGACAACACCGAGCCTTACGCTTTTAAGGATGTGGTGTACAAGAGACTCATCGAGCTTTGCGCCGACATCTGCAAGCGCAACGGCAAGACAAAGCTGCTCTGGCTCGGCGATAAGACCAAGACGCTCAACTACACCCCGAAATCCGACGAGATGGTTCTGACCGTCCATCGGTGGTTTGCGAACAAAAGCTGCCCCGGTAACTGGATGTATGCCCGTATGGGTGATTTGGCATCCAAGGTCACGGCAGCGCTCGGCAGTGAGGTGAAGCCTGCCGACCCAGTCAAGCCCACCGGGCCTATCAAGGTCGGCGACCTCGTGACCATCACAGGCAGCACCTACTATGGCGGCAAATCCATCCCCGGCTGGGTGAAGAAGCTCCGCTGGTATGTGGTAGAGGTCAGCGGTGACCGTGCGGTCATCAATAAGGACGAGTCCGGCAGATACGCCATCATGTCGCCGGTCAAGACCTCTGCGCTTGCCTTGGCAGGCACGAAACCCTCCGAGGATTACCGCATCCACACCGTGGTGCATGGTGACACCCTCTGGGCAATCGCCAAGAAGTATCTCGGCAACGGTAGCCGCTATAAGGAAATCGTCAGCCTGAACGGGCTGAAAAGCAATGTCATCTACAGCGGTATGAAGCTCAAGATCCCTAACTGATATGAAGCCCATCGAGGATTTTTCTTCGGTGGGCTTTATTTTTTCACCCGTTTTTTCCGAAACGCCATTCTCATGTTCATGGGATAGTGAGGAGGTGGTTCGCACATGACAGACCATCAGAAAACAAAGATAGCCGAAATGAGAAAAGCCGGATGCGGCTATTCTGAAATATCCAAAGCTCTGTCCGTTTCGAGAGATACCGTCAAGACCTTCTGCCGCCGAAACAACATCACGGTCGACAGCACCGAAGAACCGAAAGAGACAGTGGGAATCTGCCCGGAATGCGGAAAGCCGATAACGCAGATATCCGGCAGAAAACCGAAGCGTTTCTGTTCGCCGGAGTGTAGACAGAAATGGTGGAACGCTCACCCGGAGCGTGTCGGACAGAAAGCGGTTTATGAATATGTTTGTCCCGGATGCGGTCAGTCCTTTACCGCCTATGGAAACAGCCGCAGAAAATACTGTTCCCACGAATGCTATGTGGAGACAAGGTTCAAAGGCGGTGAAACCCGTGACTAAAGAGCAGATGACAGCAGAAATCAAATATCAGGCAAGTATCGCTCCATTCCGAATCATGCTGAAAAACGGGCAGATTTCCACGGATGACTATCGTGTGATAGACACAATTCTCACCGAAAAATACCGCCCTATTTTCGTTCAATATATTTCTCCGAATTGACTGGATATATTTCAAAATCAGAGTTAATATGTCCGATACCAAAGGAGGGATACAATGGAAAAGACAATCGTAAACATTGCTCCTGCCGCAGCAGAGACCCCTTGTACAAAACGTGTGGCGGCCTATGCCAGAGTTTCCTGCGGCAAGGACACCATGCTGCATTCCTTGGCGGCGCAGATCGATTATTACCGTGACTACATCATTCGGAATCCCGAATGGCGGTTTGCCGGGGTCTATGCTGACGAAGCAAAAACGGGCACCAAGGACAACCGTGAACAGTTTCAGCTTCTTTTGACCGAATGTAGAAGCGGTAATGTCGATATGATTATTACCAAGAGCATATCTCGGTTAGCAAGGAACACGGTCACGCTTCTTGAAACCGTGCGTGAACTTAAAAGCCTCGGTGTTGATGTTTTCTTTGAAGAACAGAACATCTACACATTGAGCGCCGAGGGTGAAGTGATGCTGACGCTCCTCGCTTCTTTCGCCCAGGCAGAGAGCCTTTCATGCAGCGATAACTGCAAGTGGCGAATCCGCAAGGGCTTTGAGGAAGGACGGGCTTCAACCTGCACCATGCTCGGATACCGTCTGATAAATGGTGAGATCACGCTCATTGAAGATGAAGCTAAAATCGCAAAACGGATATTCGATTTATACCTTGCCGGATATGGGCTTCAGAAGATTGCCAACACATTAAATGAAGAAGGACTGTACAGTATCTTCGGAAACGAATGGCATCCGACAACCCTGCGGAAAGTCCTCACAAACGAGAAGTATTGCGGTGATTTATTACTTCAAAAAGTATATTGCGAAAACCACCTCACGAAGAAAATGGTTCCCAATAACGGAGAGCTTCCGCAGTATTTTGTTGAAGACGATCACCCGGCTGTGGTCAGCAGAGAAACCTTCGCCGCAGTCCAGAAGGAGCTTAAACGCCGAGCGGAAGAAAAAACACCGACTGTCGGTTCGACAAGCGTTTTTACAGGAAAAATCCGATGCTCATGCTGTGGGAAGAATTACCGCAGGAAAACGACACCATACAATATCGTCTGGTGCTGTTCGACCTACAATTCAAAAGGAAAGAAATGCTGCCCGGAATCAAAGGTCATCCCAGAGGAAACTCTGAAACGGGCAGCGGCTGGCATATTGAAAACGGATAGTTTTTCGGGCGAGGAGTTTGAAAGGCAGATTTGCACGATAGAGGCTCATCCGGGTAATCTTCTCCGTTTCATTTTTATAGACGGTTCGACTACAGACTATGTGTGGAAAGACCGTTCACGCTCTGAAAGTTGGACGGATGAAATGAAAGCCGCCGCCGCAAAAAAGGCAAAGGAAAGGTATGCAAGTCATGACAAATAAGAAAGTAAAAAAGATAGAGGCAACTAAGCCTACGCTGTCTGCACAGTATTCGACCTTCACTCGGAAACGAAAGGTCGCAGCCTATGCCCGTGTCTCAACGGCAAAGGAAGAACAGGAAAACTCCTTTGATGCGCAAGTCAGCTATTACACGCAGAAAATTCAGGCAAATCCAGAATGGGTCTTTGTCGAGGTATATTCCGATGAGGGTATTACCGGCACAAACACAAAAAAGCGTGAGGGCTTTAACAGAATGATTGAGGATGCCCTTGCCGGGAAAATCGACCTCATTCTCACCAAGTCCGTCAGCCGTTTCGCACGAAATACGGTTGACAGCCTGGTCACCATCCGGCAGCTCAAGGAGAAAGGTGTGGAGGTGTTTTTCGAGAAGGAGAATATTTACACCCTTGATGCCAAGGGCGAACTGCTGCTTACGATCATGTCCTCACTTGCACAGGAAGAAGCAAGGTCGATTTCGGAGAATACCTCATGGGGTCGAAGAAAGTCCTTCGCAGACGGAAAGGTTAGCCTCGGCTATTCCAATTTTCTCGGTTACGACAAAGGACCCGACGGGGAGCTTGTAATAAATGAGGAGCAGGCAAAAATCGTGCGGAGAATTTATGCAGAGTTCCTCGCCGGGAAAACTCCGGGCGGCATAGCGAAAGGCTTGACCGCTGACGGCATTGAAACGCCCGGTCACAAGAAGGTGTGGCAGGCTTCCACGGTTCTGAACATTCTGAAGAATGAGAAGTATTACGGGGCGGCCATACTTCAAAAACAGATAACGGTATCGTACTTGACGAAAGAGAAGCGTCCCAACACGGGCGAACTTCCCATGTACTACATCGAAAAAGACCATGAGCCTATCATCTCCCCGGAAACCTTCCAGATGGTGCAGGAAGAAATGCGCCGCAGACGGGAAGCCGGAAGCAATATGCAATGTGTGTCCATTTTCTCAAGCCGAATCATCTGCGGGGACTGCGGCGGTTACTACGGCAGAAAGATATGGCATTCAAGCACCAAGTACACGGCATGGCACTGGCATTGCAATGCCAAGTTCCAGAAGCGAAGATACTGTGAAACACCGACTCTCAAAGAGGAAAGTCTGGAAGAGACCTTCGTTGAGGTGTTTAACGGGCTGATTGCCGACAAGGACGAGATCATGGAAAACTACCGTCTTTGCATCGATGCCGTTACCGATGATAGCAAATACCGCAGACAGCTTGAAGATTTGAACAACGGCTGCGGCGAAGTCCAGACGCTGATAAGAAGCCTTCTGATGACCTACAGCCGACAGGACACCGCCGATGATATCCATGAGAAACTAAAAGAATATGAGGATCGGCTTGACACGATGGCTCGGCTCAAGCAGGAGCTTGATTTGAAGATAGCCGCCTGTGCTGCCAAGCGTGTGCAGATTACAGGCTTTCTGAACGAACTTATGAAGCATGACGCTCCGCTTGCAAAGTTCGACCCGCTTGTATGGCAGGCGGTCATCAATTACGCTACGGTCAATCGTGACTGCACGATTACCTTTACCTTCCGTGACGGGACCGAAAAGACCGTACCAATCAAGAACGGTGTCCGTCCTTACACGAAACGCAATAAGCCGCAGGAGGTTGACGGCAATGACGGATAAGAATCTGCTTGTAATCACCCCTCACAGAAAAGAACCTGGCAAGCAACACATCGCCGCCTACTGCCGGGTTTCAAGCCGAAGCGATGAACAACTGAACAGTCTGACAAATCAGATTAATTTCTACCGCAGCCTATTCGAGAACGATGATACCGTTGTCTTTGTCGGCATCTATGCGGAAGAGGGACTCTCCGGCACCCAAGCAGAAAGCCGACCGCAGTTTATGAAAATGATCGAGGACTGCCGGAGCGGTCTTATAGATTGCATATGGACAAAAAGCGTATCCCGGTTCGGAAGGAACACCGTGGATACGCTTATTTACACCCGTGAGCTTCGGTCCCTGGGCATTGATGTTTTCTTCGAGAAAGAGAACATCCACTCCACCGAATCCTCCGGGGAACTCATGCTCACGCTGATGGCTGCGTTTGCCGAGTCCGAGTCAGAAGCAATGTCGGAGAATATAAAATGGGGCAAGCGAAGAAGATATGAGCAAGGCATCACGGGTAGCATCACGCTCAATGGGATGTACGGCTTCCGACAGAATAAAGGTGTTGTGACCATCGTGGAGGATGAAGCTGAACTGGTGCGGCGAATATACAAAGACTTCATTGACGGCTACAACTACGGCGAAATCGCCGACAGACTTATTGCCGAAGGGGTGCCAACTCGAATGCCGGGTGCTTCCTGGGCAAAGACCACCGTTCAGCACATTATCCGAAATGAGAAGTACTGCGGTGACTGCCTGTTTCAGAAGGCATTCATTGCAAACCCTATCACACATCAGCAAGTCAGAAACAACGGAGAATTGCCGAAATATCTGGTAGAAGACTGCCTTCCGGCAATCGTGGATAAAGAGACATGGAAGTTGGCGCAGGCTGTTGCGGCGAGACACACATCGCACAGGCAGGCACCGAATGAGCGGTATCCGTTTACAGGGAAACTGTTTTGTGGAGTTTGCGGTAAGCCTTACTACTATTATCATTATACGACCACCAATAAGCAGCCCCTTGCCGCATACCGATGTATGAGCCGAAAGACGCAATCAGCGGTCGAAGTGCCAGGTCAAACATATACGCCGCCGCACAAGGCAACCTTCAACCTCAATGCCTCGCCAGAACTGATCGCATACAGAGAACGCTACTGCAAACCGCCGAAGGAAAGACCGATGCTCTGCACAGATATCCGCATTTCGATTGACCTGCCGCAGAAGGCATTTTGCCGAGCGTGGAATCTCATCGTGGCAAAGAAGCTCCGCTATCAGGCAACGCTGCGGTCAACGGTCGATAATGCCGAGGACATCCTCGTCCGATACCGTGCGGAAGAGATGTGTCTTCTGATTGATGAGATCGGAAAAATCAACGAGTTCAGTTATCCGCTCATGCTAAAAACGCTCAACAGGGTCGTTGTAAACGCCAACGGGAAGCTGACATTCATCTTTCAGTCCGGCATAAAAATCACAGTATAAATGCTTCGAAAAAACCAAGTGTGACTATGAAAATACCCTCATTTTTTATGGGTAAAATCATAGTCACACTTTTTCCTTTTATAGATATTCCGAGCAAAAATGAAACCTTCGGCAGCAACACCATCCGTTCTGCAACGGCATCCTGGCTCGGCTCTATTCCTCTGAAAAGCGCCGAAAACGCCGTGTTTCTGCGGTTTTTACAGGGTGGGTTCAAATGAACCCGTTGATGAACTCAGTGGGTTCAAACGCAGAGGGAAAATTAAATTGTATCAATGCCGTAGTTATTACGCAGAAGACCTACACGGTGGATTTCCTCAATAAAAAGCGTGTTGCCAACAACGGCATCGTTCCGCAGTACTATGTGGAGAACAGCCATCCCGCCATCATTCCCCGTGAGAAGTTCA